ATGAAGTGAGTTCTAGAATTCATGACTTATATTGTCAAGGTAAATCGGATGAAGAAATCCTTATAATTATTAACCAATTAAACACGGAGGAAAAAACCAATGAAGTGCATTAAATTAATTAGACAATCTAAAGGTAGAGAGTTAGGAGAAATCATGCGTACGAGCGATTCAGACGCAGAATTAAGAGTAAAAGGTGGTAACTGGGGTTACGCACCAAAATCAGAGTGGAAAGACTATAAAGGTAAATCTAAAAAGACCGAACAAGTAACCGAAGAAGTGACTGACCAATCAGTGGGTCAAGTAAAGGCAAGAAGGGGGAAGAGAAGTAATGATAAATAGGACTTTCTTTATAGTGATGTTATTATTTGTTACAGGAGGCGTAGTACTATTAACTTACGAACTATCCACACGTAAAAGATTAGACACTGATAAGATTAAAAATCTTAGGGATAGTCTTGAGATGGAATATTATAAAAAACAATTAGAGTCGTACCCATACGACCACAGTAAAATACCGACAGATGACACAATCAAATGAGATGGTAAACCATCCAAATCACTATGGAGGTGAGGATAACACATACGAAGTAATAAAAGTATGCGAGGCTTGGGAATTAGATAGAGATGCTTACTTATTCAACGTAGTTAAATATGTTGCGAGAGCGGGTAAAAAAGATTCAGCAAAAGAATTAGAAGACCTTAAAAAAGCCGCTTTTTATTTAAACCGTAAAATTAAAAACTTAGAGTCGTGATTTATTGGATAACGGGACAACCTGGTTCAGGTAAGACTACATTGGCGAAAGCAATCATCAAAGAAAGATACTTCCGAGATTGGTTTCACATTGATGGTGACGATATAAGAGAATTATTCGATAATAAAGATTATTCGAAAGAAGGTAGGATGAAGAATATCTTATTGGCTCAACAAATATCTCAATATTTACACTCCAAAGGAAAAGATGTTATTGTATCTTTAGTATCACCATACAAAGACCAAAGAGATATTTTCAAAGAAAATATGGGTAATGAATTGAAAGAGATTTATATTCACACTTCTGAAGTTAGGGGGAGAGAAAATTTCTTTGTGGAAGATTATGAAAAACCAACAGAAAATTATGTTGATATATGTACCGACAATATTAATGTTGCTGAATGTGTTGAAATAATCTTTAAAAAAATTATCTAATGAAAAAAATACATATTGAAGGTGACCCCAAATTAAAAAATACTGGGGGTAAACAATATTCAATGTTTGTAGGTAGATTCCAACCATTTCATGATGGACATAGATGGGTTCTTGATGAAATGTTGAATGAAGGTAAGAATGTTCTTATTTGTATCAGAGACATTGAACCTGATACAAATAACCCATTCACTGCTAAAGAAGTTGAGAATAATCTTAATGGACAACTTCTTGATTTAATTATGGAAGGTAGAGTTAAAGTAATGGTAATCCCAAACATTGAATCTGTAAACTTCGGAAGAGGAGTTGGATACGATATCATAGAATATTTACCACCACAAGAGGTGAGTGATATCTCAGCTACTAAAATAAGAGAACAATTAAAACAAGAAAGTAAATTATAATGTTAGAAACAAATAGAATTATTCAAGGAGACTGTGTTGTTGAGATGGGAAAACTCCCTGAGGCTACGGTTGACTTAATGGTTACATCACCACCATATAACGTGGGAATAGATTACGATAGTCATAACGACAGAATGTTTATGGAGGATTATTGGGGATGGACCGAACAATGGTTAACACAAGCTTATCGTTTATTAAAAGATGATGGTAGAGTCGCTATAAACGTACCTTATGAAGTAAATGTACAAGACAGAGGTGGTAGGGTTTTATTTATGGCTGAGTTTTGGAATGTTATGAAAAAAGTTGGGTTTCAATTCTACGGACTTGTTGACCTTGACGAAAACTCGCCACACAGAAGTAAGACTACGGCTTGGGGTTCATGGATGTCACCAAGTAGTCCTTATATATATAATCCTAAAGAGTGTGTTGTTTTAGCATACAAAAAAGACAGGATTAAAAAAGTTAAAGGTGAACCACAATGGAAAGGAGAGTTGGTTGACTTGGAACAAGAAGATGGTACTATAAAACAAAAAATGATGTATCAAGACGAAGATAAAAAAGAATTTATGAGTCTTGTATATGGACAATGGGAATATTTTGCTGACACCAAACAACAAACTAAAGCAACATTCTCAATGGATATTCCAATGAAGGCGATTAAGATACTAACATATAGAAACGATGTGGTACTTGACCCATTTGCAGGTAGTGGGACTAGTTTGGTTGCTGCGGAAATTAGTGGTAGACGATGGATTGGGATTGAATTAAGTGAGAGCTATACTAAAGTGGCTAAAGAAAGAGTTCAACACTTTATAGATAAGAATCGACAAATAGAATTAGGTTTATAATAAAAAGGTCCTCGAGACCTTTTTTTTGTTTATACGAGTATTTATTAAGAAAAGTACAAATGGTTCAAATCATAATCACAGAAGAACAATTAAAATTAATTAAAGAAAACCTTAGGATTGATAAAAACTATAAGGGTCAATTTAGTGAAAGTAATATTGATTCCTCAAATACAAGTACTTCAATAGAAATGGACCCATTTGCTAAATTTTTAAGAGGATTGTTTACAGGACAATTAAACCAAATGTCTGAAGTGTAAAAAAATAACTATGAAAGAAGAATTAATTTTAAAACTAATACAAATACAAACTCAGTTTAAATTTATGCATTGGCAAACAATGGGCGATGCTAAACATAGAGCTTATGGTGAAATATACGACACTTTAGGAGACCTTATTGATAGTTTTGTAGAATCAATGATGGGTAAATATGGTAGACCAGAATTTGAGTCGGAATTTTCAATAATGTTTCAAGATTTAAAATCATTAAGTGTTCAAAACTTTATAGATGGAATTACTGAATTTTTAGTGTTAATGACTGAACAGTTAGATACTAAATATGATACTGATTTATTAAATCTAAGAGATGAAATGTTGGCTTCGGTTAACAAATTAAAATACTTACTTACGTTAAAATCATAATAATGGTAAAAAACTTAGTTAATTGATGAAAAGAATAATATCGGAAACAGGGCTTAGAAACATTAATGCTCTAAAAAAAAGGTATCAAAAAGCTGAGATTTATTTTCATCAAGATTTGGATGGTGTAACAACCGCAATTGCGATGAAAAAATACCTTGAAGATAATGGTATTAATGTCATAGGCACTCACATTATTCAATACGGTGATAAAGAATTCTCTGTTAAAAAAAATGACGCTCAAGGAGATGTAATGCCAGTTCTTGTTGATTTTGCTCACGGTAAACCGATGTTTGTAATTCATACTGACCACCACGATAAGCAAGTTGGTGTTGAAAAGGGAACCTCAAAACAGTTTAGAGGGGCTCGTTCAAATGTCGAAACAATCTCACAAGTTGTATCTCCAACCGATTTATTTCCTTCGGCCGATATATTATTAATTAATACTGTAGATTCTGCGGATTATGCAAAGTTTAATGTAACACCACAGGAAGTGGTTAATTATGTTTACAGGATAGATAAAGATTCTTCACTCCAAAGAAATAAAATGTTATTAGGATTAGTAATTAACAAATTACTTTTAGCGTTTAAAAACAAACCAGGATTCTTAGAGTCTTTGGTTATGGATTCTGAACCATCTTTAATGTCGATATTAAATAACATTAAAGATTGGATGACAAGAACAAACGCAGCAAAACCTGAAGACTTACAAAAAAATGCACAAGATTATGCGGACAAAATGAAGGGCTACCCAACTGTATCTGATAACATTATTTTTCAGTACGGTGGGGGGAGTATGTTTAAACCTGGGTCTTACGACCGATATACACCATTTAGAAATAATCCTGAGGCAGACTTTCTCATCATGGCGTGGCCGATGGGACTTGTTCAAGCTTCTTGTAATCCATTTAAGAAAGAAAGAGAACTTAAAGGTGTTAATCTTGGGGAAATTGCTCAAGAAGTACTTGCCAAATGGGAAGACCAACTAAAGGAGAAAAAGATACCGTTATCGACTATGAAGTGGGTTAGCGAAACGAGCGCAGGACCTGAAAGTGTTGGGTTCACTTTTAAAGATTTTGACGCTCTTTACGGTGGTAAATTCATGTTCATGGACGGAGGAGAAGAGATGTTAAATAAGATTGAAGAAATGATGGAAAAACCATTCAGTGAT